CAATTCATATCGGATGAGATCGGATACACCTGGCCATTTACCTGTGTTGTAGTAGTGTTCAATAAGATGTTGGTTCTTCCATTTACGAGACTTTAGCATATTGTCATCGAATATAGAATACTCCCAATCAGGATGTTTGTCTCTCCAAGTGTGCATCCAAGTGAGTGGTGGTGGTTTCGGACCTATCCATATTTGGCTTAGTTTCTTTTCGATGTTCACTTCTGCACCCACCAAATAAAATCATCTTCGACGTTCCATGAGTTCTCCCCATAGAATTCTGTTACTGCTTGCGTAACTGTTGGGAAGTGAATGTCGTGTCCAAACACAATACCACCTTTGCGTACCTTTTGATCCCAAGCCTTGATATCTCTTAGACAACCTTCATACCCATGATCAGCGTCAATGAATATAAAGTCTAATGTACCATCAGGAACCATCTTAGCCGCTTCTGTGGTGTAGTCTTTAATAATCATAGTTCTGTCTGGGTGTTCAACTGAGAAAGATAGCATACTGTCATAGTAGTCTTCGTGCTTCCATGGATGACCGTTTTCTCCGGGCGTCCACTTCTCAGGTCCGTTATTCTCTGGTTGTGCTTCGTATAAGTCCACACCGATTAGATGTAGGTTAGGGCAGTTGTTAATTAAGAAGCGATAATTAACCCCATCGTGGATACCAAGCTCTGCGCCTCTAGTCCACCCATTAGTATTCACAAACCTTGCAAGTGTATTCCACCTGTAAACATCACCACCGTCATTACCACGATCTCTAATTCTTCCCATAATATATCTCCACTTAAACGAAAAAAGGTAGACTTTCGCCTACCTCTTTATTTATGCAGATTACTTGCCGCCTTTTTTCTTCTCACCTTTAGGTTTGAGTGCGGTGTGGTCTGGATCGATCATAGTTCTCCTAACAAAGCCTTAAGCTTTTTCTTCGATTTACCTTTTACTTTGGCTTTGGAAATATCGTTATCTCCATCACCTACAACGACAATAGCAATCATTCCCATGCTCTTGTGTGGTGAACACTGATACAAATATACACCTGGAGTGTCGAATTGCATCTCAACTACTTTATTAAGTTTTGATTTCTTTGGTGCTTTCCACCCATCAGGTCCTGCAATAAACTCTACATTATGACCTTTTGATGTTGGAACCCATGTGATAATCTCACCCACTTCGATACGTGTAATATCTTCTGAGTAGACCATCTTAGCGCCATCATCACGCTTGTTTAACATTTCGATTGTAACATCTGCGTTGGCTGAACTTACTGCAAATACAGCCGCAAACATTGCTAAGTAAAAATAAAGTGTTTTCATATTATATCCTAACTTGTTTTATACATGTTGTGTTTGAATTCTGATATTTCATTGGCTTTATCATTCATGCCCATATCTCTTAACTGCTTAATACTCATACAGTAACTTCTATATTCCATTAGTTTTAAAAATCTTGCAAACATTACGTTTCCTCTTTCTTACATCTTTTTACAGTCAAAGACTGATTTTTCTAATTGTACTGGTACACCGCCTTTAGCGATACATACCTCTTTCCAATTTGGTTCGTTAAATTTTTGGATAACAGCATAGAAACCAAAAGCTATACATATTACCATAAGTGAAGTCATAATTACAAACATATAGAAACCTAACTTCTGCACTACTTGTGCTGATATTTCCATATGTTGATCACCAACCATTATACTGCAAACATTAATAGTAATGCCACCAAGAATGCAAAGATGCCTAATGCTTCTGCAAATGCGATACCTACGAACATTGTTCCTTGATCACCTTCACCTTTTTTAGGCATGTACTTTAATACACTGCCAACTATAATTCCGACAGCGATAGCCGCCCCACCCATTCCAATTGTTGCTAACCCTGCACCCAATAAAGCGCCCATCGTTGCTATGTCACCTGTAATCATTATTTGCTCTCCAACATTAATCTTCTTGCTTCTTCTACATATCCTTGACGGTATAATTCACTGGCGGCTCTTGCTCTACCTGCTGACTCACCGAATGCCCATAGGAACATTCCTATTGCTACGATTGTTTTACTTAATACTTTTAAGGTTGTTTTTAAAGGATGGCTTACATATTCTGCATTAGCTAATTCCATTACACTGAACCTCTCAAATTTGGGTTCGAACGAACATTATGTGGGTATGTGTCACGAAGATTGTTTTCGTGAAATGTGTCATTAGCAATAGAACGAATATCGCCACGGCTAATGCCGATGTCGTTTAGTTCTCTATCTGTTAATGCGTGGAGTGTTTTAAATGTTTGTCTGCGATCTTTAGCTTTAGCCATCGATTGCGAAATTCCTTCGATGAATGTTACAAAACGGTATGCCCAGACTGACAACATGCTTGAATTGTTATTGATGTTAAAGAATGTGTGTGCCATGATTAATCCTTTTCTAATAAGTGTTTCTTGTTTCTTCAATGATATTTAGCACCTATTTTTGAAAATAACACCCCAAGAGATACGCTAAGATTGCATAGTCGTATTGCGTTCTAGGAAACTGTGACAGTTTGTCATTTTATAAATAAAAGAAAAAGAGGTTGGCAATGGCAAACGTACACTACTTAAAACGATCACATAACGAAGCAGTAATCAAAGTATACGTAACAGACTCATCTGGCGATACTATTGATGTTGCACTAGCCGACCTTGTTGCTGCTGGCGAAACGTTTGATGCGGGTACAGCTTCTGTTACAATTAAAGAAATTCATTACGGCTGTAAAGTCAATAAACACGTAGACGTTTCTAGGTGGGATGGAGCAACAGCCCATGGGCATTACTATTTTGTAAACTCAGGTTCATTAGAGTTTACTGGTTTCGTAGATAACGTGTACTCAGATAGAGATATACGGATTATCGGTGACGGACCTTTTCATTGCATAATGAAATTAACTAAAGTTTCTGGATATTCTTAAGACGTCTCTCTAAAGCCCTCTTAACTTGAAGCATAAGAGTTTCCTCTGTGTTATTAACCCCAGACCATTGTGATCTAGGGTTAACATATTTCTTGGCTTTATTCTGATGCTCCATGTAGCGTGTCAATGCTTTCAACAAAGCAGAAAGCAACATACGATCTCTCGCTAGAACTATCTTCTTTGATATGTTTTTCATTAGGCGTTTATCGATTTAAATTCACTACAGAAAAAACTTGGGATAGGTCCTTGTCCAAACCCAGAACCAAGGTTCAGCTTTCTTGCTATCGTGTTAGCCTCTCTCTTGCTAACCTTGAGTGGTATTACCATATCCCATTCTGTTTCGTGTATGTCCCACTTTTTGCCTGACGATTTTACTACGTAACTCATGTAATACCCCCTGCGCCAAATAAGCTTTTCTTCCCAGACTTAGGATTAGAAAATGTTGTCTTATCAAATATCGGATCATCAATACCAGCTTTAGTAACTGCTTTGACTGGTGTATTGTTCGCTGTAGACTGACCTTGTTGAATACCAGACTGTGCTGAGTCTTCAAGATCAAAGATTTGCATCTTAGCTCTATCGATACCCACAACGAACCTTCTATACCAACTAATATCACCCCAACGGTTCTTGAGTTGTTTAAACATCAACTGACCTAAATCATCTAGTTCTTCAGATGTAATCAAACCTAAGATGCAATCCGCTGTATGGGTAATGCCCATAGATTCAGAGGTATTAGTCAAATCAACATCAGAGTTACCATATCCATCACGGTTGAACTGGGAAGACGTAACAACAGCACAATCAAATTCCATAGCCAATCCACGGATTTCTTCAGCTATTGACTTGACTAGAGTATAAGAGTTTGCCGCCGCCGCACCTTTAATACGAGATGATGCACAGATGTTTAGATAGTCAATCATAATAATATCGGGTTTGAAGTTACGTTTCATTTTGAGTTCATTGAGTAAATGACGAAAATGACCTGCATGTGCTGAACCTGTAGGGTATTCTTTAACAATAAGTTTACCTGTTGTCTTAGATGTAATTCTACCCATACGTTTAGCGTATGTATCTTTGTCCATGTCTTTGATTTCATCAACACGAACGCCCATCATGTTAGCATCAATACGTTCTGAGATGCGTTCTTCTGCCATCTCCATAGTGATGTACATGACGTTCTTACCCATCATTAAAGCAGAAGCCGCCGCATGGCATTTTACTAATGACTTACCACCACCAGTCGTTGCTAACAACACAGTCATAGACTTGCGTGGTAAACCACCCTTAGTAATCTTATTGAGAATATCTATATCAAAGGGTGTGCGCTCTTCTTTACGATGGTAGAATTCATAACGAGATTCATAATCCTCAAGATAGTCGTGACCGATAGATGTGTCAAAGCTAACACCTAACGAGTCAGTCAACATTTGAGGTAACGCACCCTTATCGAATTCTTTATCTTCGCCATCAATTACAAGGATTGCTTTACGTATTGTGTTAAACAAATCTCTGTCTTGGCAGAACTTTTCTGTTTCAGAAACAAGCCAATCAGTATTAGTGTCTGGGTCACGCTTAAGACTATCAAGTGTATGCATCACTTGCTTGTAAGTGTCTTCATTCATATCTTTGCGTTTATCTACAGATATTTTAAGTGCCTCAATAGATGGGGCATCATTGTATTCGTCCACATAAGATGTATAAGCAGAAAACACTTTCTTTACACTTTGGTCTTCAAAGTAATCTGATTTTAAGTAAGGGTAAACACGACGATAAAACTCATCGTTAAATACTAAGTTGGATAATACTGTTGTTTCTATCATATAAACGTTCCATACGGCTAAGTTAAATAATGGCGACCAATGAAATTAGCCGCCATCTTAAAGATTATAATATTACACAAATCGTGTAATGTCAAGGAAATTATTCTTCTGTATCGTCGATTAGTTCGTCGATAACTTCTGCACTTACTTCATCGTCACGCATGATAGCACCTGATGCACCAATAGTAAACGAATCTTTAATGTACTTGCCAAAGTTTGTTTCTTCAAACATCTTCATCCAGAAGTCTTTGTTGTCAACAATCTCTTTTGCTCTCATCAACTTATCTGAGAGTACAACACCAGTTTCTGGATCAATAGCTTCATACCAACCTACTTTAGGTTTGTTTAAATAGCCACCTTTCTCAGCAACTTCCATAAGACCAGACCACTTCATAATACCACTGTCCCACGATACAGAGATTGGAATCTTACTCTTCTCTCGTACATATCGTGACTTCTCAATGTTAATAACAAAGTGATAGCCTTGGATTTCAGTACCTACCTTGTCTTGTTGACGTCCAACAATCCAAACAGTATCCGCACTGTACATGATACCAGTACCACCAGACACAACAGCCTTAGAGTACATCTCTTGTGTTTGATACGTGTGATTAACCGCAATCAATGGGATGTCTTTAAGGTTAAGGTGTGGTGTCACCATACGGAATAGAGACTTAATAGATTTGGCTCTTGACATATCAGCAACTGATTTGCCATCAAGTGAATCTTGTACCTCTTTCTTGGAAGCTAGGTTACCAATAGAGTCGATAACGATAACAATGTTACCATGATGCTTAGGCTCAATCTTATCAAGCTGTTGCATAATCTCAAACTTCAATTGCTCAACATCTGTGATTGGAATGTGTGCTACACGATCCATATCAATGCCAAAACTTTCGAAGTAGGCTTGTGGTGTTCCAAACTCTGCGTCAAAGAACATCAGAATTGCGTCTGGGTTCCGTTTCATGAAAGCACCTGCCATAAGTAGGGCAAATGCTGACTTAAAGTGTTTAGAAGGTCCTGCTAGAACTAGCAGTCCTGGTGTCAAACCACCATCAATACGTCCAGACAAAGCAACATTGACCATAGGAACCTGAGTAGGAGCCATGTCTTTCTTGCCGTATACTTTAGACTTTGTAATAGGGGCAGTCATTTTAATCGTACTATTCTTTACGATTGTGTTCAATAAATCATTCATTATATATCAACTTCCCTCTACGATAGTTTTTAGTTTTGATTTATAAGCCTCAATCTTAGATACGCGATCAGGCCAATAAATTGTTGATTTCTCAGAGTTCCTGCATAGGTTGTCCAAGA